CACGAGCACGCTGCGCGGCATGCCGGAGACGCTCGCGATGACCTGGGCCCTCGTGTCCACGCCGAGGCCGTGCCAGTACGTCATTCCCGTGATGCCATTCTGCCCCTTCTCCTCGAACTCCTCGACCACGATGATGCACCCGTTCTTCTTGCCGGACGCGACGAGCTTCGCTCGCGATATAGCGTCCGCGAGCTCCTTCGCCGTCGGCGGCTCGTTCGAGCTCCGTTCCCCGCCCCTGCCGGCCTTCTTCGTCGCCGCGACCTTGACTGCCTTCTTCGTTGCCATGTGTGTTGTTGTTATCTGTTAGTTGAGCTGGTGCCTCATCATCTCCGAGGCCAGCGTAGCGTTCTTCTTGGCGAGGAGTATCGCCTCCAGGGCCCTCTCTATGAGGGCTCCCTGCTTCTGCAGCACCGCCCACTCGTCCATCGCCTCCACCTTCGCCTTCGCGGCCGCCGCAGTGTCGCCGTCCGCCATGAAGGCGGCCCGGAGCTTCGCGACCGCGAGCTTCTGGTCGATGTGCTTCTCCACCTCGCCCTGCAGGAGCACGTTGAGCTTCGACGCCGCGTCCATCCAGACGTTCGGCCCTATGGACCGCTTCTCGGCGGCCCACTCGGCCAGCTTGTCCATGATGCTCGCCACCGTAGACTCCTCCATGGCTACGCAGAGACCTTGACCTCGCCCTCGTACGAGAGCGCGTCGTCCTCGCGCCTCTTCATCTCCGCCACGAAGTCCTCCCACGAGGCGTACGTCATCTCCTCGAAGCCGCGGCCCTCGACGTACTCCGTGAGGTCGAGCGGGGCCTTCCCGGCGCGGAGCACCCTGATGTGTCCCTTGACGGAAATCATGTTAGAACGGAATGTCCTCCGGGTTTATCTCGTCCGGGTACGGGACCGACGTGCCGGCTATCGTCGGGCCCGCCGCGGGCGCCGCCTGTGCCGCCGGCGCCGAGTTCTTCGACGGCTCCGGGGTGTTCTCGGGCACGACGACCGCGTAGCCGTTGTCGTCGTCCTGCACCTTGAAGCCCTCAGGGTAGAGAATCACCATGATGCCGGCCCGGCCCGCCACGCGGACCTTCTCGGTGTGGGCCCTCAGCACCTTGCCAATCCACGCGCGGCTGTCCTCGCCGAACGCGTCGATGAGGCCAGCGATGGTCGGCTTGTTGAGGTCGTAGTTGAGCGGCTCAGCCCCGCCTTCCACCTTCACCTTGACGGTGTTGCGGATGTTCGTCTCGCCCTTGTAAATCTCCTCGATGGGCTTCGCCTCCGTGAGGATTGCGAACTTCTGCCCGTTGTAGACCGTCGACTTGTCGAGCCACGGGCCGCCCGTGCCCGATGATTTCTGGTACAGCATGTTGTTGTTTCGTTATTCTGTTAGTAAGCCTTCACCGTCATGCCCGCGTGCCCCTGCTGCATGCGGTATATCCGAACGCAGGACAGGAACACGTCGCGGTAGGACTCGTACTCGTAGAGGCTGTGCGCCTCGAACTTCCCGTCGTCCTTCCCTATCCGCACGACGGTCATGCCGTCGTACGGAGCGTCCCCCTCGCACTCCGCGAGGTGGCGGTACGCCGAGACCTGGAGCCAGTAGTCGATGCCGTAGATGCCGGACGACGTCTTGAAGTCGCCGATGTACCTGCGGCCGTCCTTGCCCACGTAGCCGAAGTCCGCCGTGCCCGCGAAGAACAGCTCCTTGTCGTGCATGGGCCGCTCGGCGAACAGGAACTTGTCCACGTTCTCGACCGACCACTTCACGAACGGCTGCACAATCTCCTCGACCTCCAGGTCCACGGGCGACCCGCCGTTCGCGATGCAGTGGTTCACGTAGCTCTCCACCATCGCGTGGGTGTCGGTGCCGTGCTTGCCCGCCGCCTCCTTCTTCGCGGTGTGCGCGCAGCGCGCCTCGCGGAACTCCGGGAACTGCGACTCAATCCACTCGCACGCCCCCGCGTTTATCTTGCCGAACTTCTCCTCCGCTGCCCGTATCGCCCCGGCCAGCTCCACGAGGCGCTTCTCGTCGAGCGTGTTCGCCAGCTCAAACGCCTTCGCGGTCCCGAGGTTCGCGGCCCACTGTATGAGCGCCGGCTTCGCGAGCACCCCGAGGCACGTCGTGACGCCCGTCATCAGCCTGCCGTCGAGGTAGTACTTGTGCTTGACCTCGTCGAAGAAGAAGCCCTGCTCCCTTGTCGCGGTCATATCGTCTCGGGCTCTACGCCGTTATCCTCGTTCGCGCGCTCGTCGTCGCGCCGCTCGATTGCCTCGTGGTCCCTCTCGTCCTCCCCCTGAAAATCCGGTGGCAAGTTGTTCATAGCCGTGTTGCGATTATCGTCATCTTTTCTAATCTCTGCCCCTTGAGGGAGCCGTGCACCGCCCGCGCCGCCTTTCCGACCGCCGCGTGGAGGCTCGTCGCCTCGACCCGCTGCTCGGGCATGTCCGTGTTGTAGGACTTGCCCATCTTCCTGACGTTCGCCGTGATGAGGAAGTGCGCCATGTCAACTTTTTACCGGCACGCCCATCGCCTCCAGCTTCTTCGCGATTGCCGCGACGCCGCCGAGCAGCACGCTCATCGTGTCCGCCGCCCTCGCGCTCTGCCACATCGACGAGTAGCTGATGTAGTAGCCGTCGACCTCGTCGCCGTATATGTTCGTCTTGAGGTGCAGCTCGACCTTCATCTGGTCCCACGGGTTCTCCTCGTTCGTGTGGACGCGGAGGGTCTCGCCGTGGAACTCCGCCTCGACGTTGGCCACCGCGCCGAACTGGGCCTTCGTCTCGTCGCCCATCGCCCTGCGCACCTCCGTCATGAGGACGCTCATGCGAAAACGGCTGAAGCTTCCAACAGCGAGAGCTCGGAGAGGAACTCCTCGTCCACAGTCTCCTCGACTTCGTCGTTCCCGAACACCGTCACCGGATTCACGACTCCCCGCACGATTGTTTTGTCCATGGTTTATGTATTTATTTATTCATCGCACTGATATTCATGTTATCATGACCTGTGCGTATTGTACATAGGCCAAAACACGGTATGTTGGCAGCTTTATTTTGACACGTTTTTCTGCCTCGTATATGTTCTGACACGGTGGCAGTTGGCGCACACGAGGTCGCATTTTGCTACTTCAGACAGCAGGGCTTCCACGCCCTTGAGCAAGAGACGGGAAACAGGGGCAAGTTTTTCTTCACCCGGCCGATGGTCGAAATCCATCACGTACGGCGGGTACTTTTTTCCGCAATCCATGCACGGCGCATTCTTCAGCCGGTCCATAAGCTCGTGATAGCCGGCCTGGTGCTTCTTGAAGTATTTTTTGTTGGCCCTGTCTTGGGCAGCTTTACGACGAGCTCGTTGTTGTGCTCTAACTTCGTCCATGGCCATAATCACAAGCTGATAAATTGCCCCGTGCCGCGCGGGGGCTGCCGAACCATATGCCCTCGGCAAAAGAAAGCCCCACGGGTCCGTTTCGGAACCGTTGGGCGCGCCCTAAAGAGCAATGGGGATTCCCTTCATGGCCTCCCCGGGCCTGTAGCCGTGCACCCCGGCCTTGATTTCGCCCAGGAGCTCGCCGTCGAGGCTGCACGCCCTCGAGTAGGAGCTGCCCGGCAGGCTGAGGCGCACCTCGTCCGTTCGGGACTCCCTGCGGCACATCTCCTCCGCGAACGGCACCTGGTCCTCGTACACGTGGGCGTTCGAGATTGACACGGTCATCACGCCGGGCACCGCCCCGAGGCGCTGCGCCAGCATGTGCGCCAGGAGCGCGAAGCCGGCGACGTCCGTCGGGTGCCCGAGCACCATGTCGTTCGAGCGTATCACGAGGTGGAGGTTCAGCCTCCCCCGTATCAGCCCTACCGTGAACATCACGGGGCACGGGATGTTCTTCCTCGGGATTGTGAGGTCCTCGGACGCGTCCCATATCTGGACGACGCCGTGCCTCGTGCTCGGGTCCTCGTCCAGCTTGCGCACCACCTCGTCGAGCTGGTCCACGCCGAACGACTGCCGGATGCGGTAGCCGTACGCCACGCCTATGGAGCCGTCCTCGTCCTTGAAGGCGTCCCATATCTTCGTGTGCGCGGACAGCCATTTCGCGTCCTTCGTCCCGGAGAGAATCCACATGACCTCCGGCACGAACGACATCGGCATCTTCCTGAGGGAGAGCAGCGGGAAGCCGTCGTCCTCCAGGTCGATGCGCATGCTGAGGCCCGCGTAGGCCCTCACCGCCTTCCCCGTCCTCATGTTGAGCTCCGCTGGCTGGTCTAGCACCAGCCCGAGTGCCTGCCTATACTGCTCGTCGTACCTGCTCATATATCGCCTCCATGTCGTCGCCTACCTTGTAGCGGAGCCACGGGATGCGGCTCGTCGCCAACGCCTTCTCGAACCCCTGCTGAACCGCCTCTATCTGCTCCGGCTTCACGAAGTCCTCCTTGTCCTCCTCGAACCTCTTCGCCAGCACCTCCTTCTCCGCCTCGCAGTATACGCCGACGCAGCCGGAGCACACTGCAAGGCACTCCAGCAGCGCCTGTCTATTCTCGTCTATGGAGCTCCCGCCGCGGAACACCGGCCCGTAGGCCATCTCCGACAGGTGGAAGCGGTCCACAATGCCGCCCTCCCCGTCGAGGAGGAACGCTCCGTACTCGTTGAACGGCTTCTCGCCCTCCTTCGGCGCGCTGAACTTCTTGATGGGCATGCCCGTCTTCTCCGACAGGAAGCGCGCGAGCGTGCTCTTGCCGGTCTTGTCGAGCCCCTCTATGATGATGAGCTTGCTCATGAGCCGTTGTATTTTTCTAGTAATATTCCCGCCTCGACCAGGACGACCGCGCCCTCCGACGACTTCTCGTGCCCGTGCTCGTACACGACGCGTGAGAACCCGCTGTTCACAATCATCATCGAGCACTTCTTGCACGGCGTGACCGTGACGAACATCACCTTGTCCTTCTCCATCGAGCCGGACGCGATGAGCGCGTTCACCTCGGCGTGGAGGCAGCAGGGGTCCGTCCCCTCGCACTTCATCACCGAGCCCGCCGCGAGGCCGTTGTACCCGTTCCCGAGCACCCGGCGCATCGACTTGTCCGTGACGACGCAGCCGACGCCGAGGCGCTGGCACTGCGACCGCTGGGCGAGGTGGCGCGCCGTCGCCATCCAGATGTCGACCATCGTCGGCCGGGCGCGGAGGTCAAGCACCTGTCGAGCCATGGCCGTTGTCCCCCCGTTCGCCTTCCAGCACGCTTGAAAGCTCGAGCCCCTCCGTGAACACCGGCAGCACCACGAGCTGCGCGACGCGGTCGCCCTTAGAGTAGACCACGTCCTCGTCGCTCGAGTTCGTGAGCGTCGCGTGGACGTCCCCAGTGTAGCCGTGGTCCACGACCGGACCAGTGGAGCTCAGACCCTTCTTGCCCTGGCTCGACCGCTCCATGACGAAACCGACGTACCCGCGCGGTATCTCGAAACCGACGAGCAGGTTGATGCGGTCCGAGAAGCCCTTCGCCGGCACAGTGAAGTCGACCGGTGTGTAGAGGTCCCAGCCGGCGTCGCCCTCGTGGCCCTTCGTCGGCATCGTGCCGCCCTCCGATACTCGTACCCGCATGCTACTTGACGCCCACGATGTGGCCGCCCTTGATGCTGACGAGTCTCTTCGACGCGAGAATGTGGGCGTGACGCCTCGCGCACTCGCGGCTGGCCTTGAGCTTCTTGCCGATGCTCTCGTAGGAGAGCACCTCGCCCTTCCTGAAGTTCTTGACGATGACGCTGTAGGTCGCCATCGTCGTTGGGTGCATTTCTTTTTTCATGCGTTGTTGTTTACTTGCTAAGCTCCCCGCCCTCCACCATCTTGAGGAACTTGATGATGTTCTCGCCCTTCACGTGCATCCGCACCGCGTTCTTCTTCTGGTCGACCATCGGCTGGAATATCGCGTTCCACTTGTCCTCCTTGAGGATTGCCGCTATCGTCATCGCCGACCGCCACGGGAGCACCTTCATCGCCGCCACCTGCCGGACGCTGTAGTATCGGCTGGGCTCTATCTGTTCACGTTCCATTTTTCATTTGTTGTTGCGAGGGTTATCTGCTAATCTGTACATTATACGGCGTCTCGTGCGCGCGCCCCGTCCCTACCTGTTAGCAGCGGGAGGGAAGTCGTGGTAGCCCTCGCCCATCTTCCACTCCTGCTCGAGTCTCCTCTTCTCGTCCTCGTCGTGGCCCTCCGTGAGCATCTGCCAGTCCCGGTTCCCGTTCACCGCGTCGAATATCACGTCCAGGAGCGTCTGCTGGTCGAGTTCCACGAGCGCCGGGTACCTCCGCCTCAGTATCGCCCGCAGGACCTTGTACTTGTTCGCCACCTTGTATGCCTCAGGGTTCGCCTCGAGGACTTTCGCTATCTCCCCTTTTCTCCAATTGTGTTTCATGTTGTACATTATATAGCATACTGTACGATAGCGGGAGAAGGGGTGTTGGCAGCGTGGACAGGACAACGGTCACTGCGACCCTTTGCTTGATTGCAGTTATGACATAAAACTTGATAACCCGGTGGAAAACCTTTATTTCTGAGTTGGTAGTATATGTTGGCAGTGTTGTGCTGTTCATTTTTCGGCCGGCCATAAATATGGTCCAAAGAAAGGAACGGAAGAGCCTTTTCACCACAACAAGCACAAAAAGGTTCAGGCCCAGAATATGCAATGAGGCATTCTAGGCGCATGCGGCGATTGTAATTTCTCTGGTACTCGTTGCGGTTTTCTTTTTTCATACCAGTTTATATTACAGTATAAACCGTAGCTACTTATCAACAGGTGTTGGCAGCGGACCGGGGCTGGCCGGCGTAAAATGAGCAGACGTTCCTGAGGGGACAGCTCGTAGGGGGGACAATCCCGGACGCGAGTGGAAACAAGTACCGGGTCCCGCGCAAGCTGCCCATGCTGAACAACAGGGCCGAGTCTCACCGGAGAAGCTGCGTCTTCCGAACCAGAAATCCTCGCGGGTTTCGGGGGAGGGGGGCGCAACTCGAAGTCTTCCGAAGAAGCAGGTCCCGGACCAAACACTATGCAGAACCCATACACAGAGACAAAAGAACCAGAAGCAAGACCAATCTCATCATCGCTCCCGACAATCACCGACCTCTTCGGCACGAAAAGAACGTTGACAAAGAAAGGAAAGCCGGCATCCGAACGCTCGGAGCTCCTTCGCTATTTCATAGAAAGGGCCGTCGACTTCAAGGGACCGATTGTCCCCGCGCGCATGGGCTTCATGCTCTCGCACATAAGCGTCCAGGACCTGTACGCGTTCAAGAGCATACTGGAGTCCGAGACCGCGCGACCGTGGCCGCAGGACGCTGGTCCCGCGCCGTCGCGGAACGAAAGGTGGAACCGCATATTCTGGGGAAGGCTCAAGGTCGAAAAAGAATGAGGCCGATACCGCCGAAGATGCGGGAGGCCATGGCGGCCGACCCGTACTACAAGGCCTGCGCGAGGGCCGACCACGAGTGCAGCGGCAGAATCACGTGGGAGCATGTGTGGATTTACGCGGGAAGGCAGATAAACGAGGTGTGGGCGATAATCCCGCTCTGCTGGCACCACCACCTCGGGGAGGGCCTCGACAAGAGGGAGAACGAGCGCATTTCGATAGCGAGGGCAACCGACGAGGACCTCGCAAAGTACCCACGAAGAAAATGGTCACTATTTCGCTGACGACGATGCCGCCCACGACGAACTCCCTGTACAAGGGATTCGGCTCTCGCAGGTACGTGGACTCCGGCCCGAAGCAGAAAAAGGAGGAGATGGCCTGGGAGGCGATGTCCCAGTACAGGGGGAAGCCGCTCGAGGGCGACCTGCGCGTCGAGGTGCACCTCAGGTGGGGCACGAGGAGGAACCACGACGTGGACAACATCAAGAGCCTGCTCGACGCGATGACAGGCATCCTGTGGGAGGACGACGGCCAGATAACCGACCTGCGCGTCACGAAGAGCTACCATAAAGGGGACGAGGGGCTGACCCTAACGTGCGATACAATACGAACATGAACAACCGAACACAGCTAGGAGGTATGTAGGGCTCACCCGCTTAGAGGTGAGGCTCAAGCATGCTTGCTATGGCCCACAACCCATACAGAGCCAACAGCTACTCCCACGACAAGAAGCGCGCGGCGTACGCGGAAAGGCGGAAGCGGAAGGACTACCCGAAGGGCGGGTACAACCGCGTTCCGCAAGGACCGTACGCAGGGGAGAAGCGAAGGTTCAGGTAAGAGAAGGGCCCGGGATTTCCCCGGGCCTTTCTCTATTCTCCTTCGTGTCGGAAAAGGCTGAAAAAGGCAGCATTTATATGCTCCGTTTGGCTGCTAACACATTCGTTTTTTGGCCTCGTTTTCGCCGATTCCGCGCGGTATAATGTATCAGTGCGGCGGTGACGAGGCTCTGTCTTCAAGACTAGCCAACGAGGGAAAAGGCGGTCCGGTGACCGCGCCTGCGACGCAGGAATGCAGACCCTCGTGACCGTCGGAACAGTGTAGGGGGAAGACAACAGGGAGCGCCGCGGGATAGAAACCGACGCGTGGCCCTCCAGGGATGTGCTGCAGCGCGACCCTGGACTCCTCAAGCGAAAGCTGTGGGCGCGTGCAGGATTATTCTAGTCCTCGCGGCTCCCTACACCGTCCCGACGGAACGAAATCGCGCGGTGGACCAACGGACGGTCGCGAGCCCCATAAGCTCGACAAGCCGGTTCGACCCCGGCCCGCGCAACATGACGAAGTTCAAGAGACACAGCCCGAGGTCATCCAGGTCGAGCGCCTGCGGGATATGCTGCGGCCAACGCAGGCACTTCGGCGCCGGCAACCAGAAGTTCAGGGCGCAGGAGGAGGCGAGAAGGCATGACCAGGACTGAGCAGCACATGAAGGAGACGGGCAAGTTCTGGACACTCACGGTCTGGATGGAGCCCATAGGGAACTCGTACAACAGCGACTCGTACTCCCAGAGGATGGCGGCGAGCGTCGGCACGCTCCCGACAGAGGCGGCAGCCAGGAGGGTCGGGAAGGCCTTCGCGGCCTGGAACAAGAAGAGGTTCCCTGACAGGGAGGACCCGAGCGGCCAGTACTTCGTAGCTAGCCCGGACGGAGCCTTCAAGGTGTTCCAGTCTTTCAAGACGGACACAGAGACCATAAGGAGGAGGGCCGGGAACGCCTACAGGGACCAGTCGGACGCGCACGTAGCCTCGGACGCGCTCCGGTGGCTTTTCGAGAGGGAAAGGGAGAAGTTCGACGGTGGGTCGTAGTTTCTACGGTAGAAACGCCTGGCTCTGGACCAGGAGTCTGTGGGTTCGAGTCCTACCGACCCAGCAAGTTGCTAACACTGCCAACAGGTTTGCCAACATATTTTCAAGGAAAGCGCGCTACAATTCGTGCATTAGCAACCATTAAGCTGACAAAGACATGGAACAAGAGGCACTGCCGAAGCTCAGGGTCCTGACGGACGAGGAGGCGAAGGAGGTCGTGGGGGCGTTCGAGGAGTTCAAGAAGGTTCACGGGGTCGCGCTGAACGCGGTGCCGTTCATCACGGACGGGGGGACGATAGACTGCCAGGCGAGGTTCTTCAAGGTCGTGGAGAGCCCAAAAGCAGAAGCGGGCGCAGAGCAGAATGGCGAAGAGAGCAAAGGATAAGAAGACAGGCCTCACGGAGAACGAGAAGAAGCTGGCAGACCTGACGCTGGTCGGGGTGTCCGGGCAGGAGGCGGCGCTCATTGTGTACAATACGTCCAATCCCGCTTCAGCTCGTTCGATTGCCAGCGAAGTGCTAGCGAAGCCTGGCGTGAGGGCATATCTGGAGTCGGTTGCCGGGGAGGCGGCCGAAATCGTCATGGGCCACGCAAGGAACAGGAAGAGCGGGATGGTCTCGCTCGTCGCGGCGAAGGACGTTCTGGACAGAGCGGGCTTCAAGACCGCGGAGCCGCCGAGGGACCAGAACCCAGGGGCGACGTACAACTTCATATTCTCCAAGGAGACCCAGGACGAGGTGCGCCGCATCGAGACGATTATCAGGGAGAGGCTAACCGGAGACCACCATGCTGAAGAGGCTGCAGAGGATGTGGCGGCTGTCGCGCAAGGACCCGGACAAGCTTGAGTTCCTGCTCCAGGCCCCGGAGGCGGTCGTCGAGACAGTGAGAGACGAGGACGACCGGGAGGTGGTCGGGGCGTTCTTCCCCGAGGCCACGCAGCAGGACTTCGAGGAGCAGGAGGCTGAGGACAGCGGTATGAAGGCGTGGCTCGACCGAATCAGGGGCCTATAACAACACACACATGAACAGCTTCGTATTCTGGGTTCTCTTGTTCGTCGTGGTCGGCTCGGCGTACATAACAGTCCGCGCGGTCTCGGCGCCGTTCAGGAGGAGCAGGTGCTGCGGGGAGAGGCTCCACTACTCGTTCGTCGACGACGTGGACCGCTGCGACAGGTGCAACATGGCGCACGATTGACATGAACTGGAGCGCCACCCTGCAGAACATCGCGGCCCTCGGGGCCATGCTCGCGTGCATCGTCTCCGGCTACCCGTGGTGGTCGCTGCTGTTCGTGCTGTTCGTCCTGATGCCCAAGAACCCGGAATGAGGTACGAACACGAGCCGAGGCCGGACGTCGAGTATCACCATCACATCCGCGACCTCATAGAGCAGCAGGACAGGCGGGCGAAGGACCGACAGCTCGCCCGCGACCACGAGGCCGTCAGAGCGGAGAGGGAGAAGGAGCTTGCGTCCACGAAGCCGAGGGAGACGCTCCCGTTCTGGTGCAGGAAGTGCGGGAGGGACTTCGCCGCGGAGACCATCAGGGAGGTGGAGCGGGACTGGGAGGACCCGTCGTCGCGGATAGCGTTCTACAGGACCAAGTGCCCGGCCGGCCACTGGTGCATCCGGCTCGCGGTCGACAAGTGGCGCGACCCTTACTTCCGCCTCAGCAGGAAGTGCCGGAGGGACACGGGGGAGCACGCGGCGGACATCATCCAGCCGCACGAGACGGGGTTCCAATTACTATACGGGTATAAGCAAAGAAACGCATGAAGATAATCGGAGACAGGGTGCTGGTCGAGCGGGTGGAGAAGGAGAGGGGCGCGGGCTTCGAGACCGTCGACGTGATGGACGACTTCGTGTCGAAGGGCAGAATCGTCATGGTCGGCGAGCCGCTCCAGAGGAGCTTCGGGACCACGGCGGTCACGTACACGGAGGGCGACAGGCAGAGCGACCTCGCGGTCGGGAACGTCGTCGTGTTCGCAAAGTGGTCTCCCGACACGCAGGAGATGAAGGTCGAGGGGAAGGACATGAAGGTCGTGGCGATACCGGACATCATCGCGGTCCTATGAAGAACAAGAGGATAACCCAGGGGGAGGAGGCGAGGGGGAAGGTGCTCGCCGGCGTGAACAAGGCGGCCGACGCGGTCGCCCCGACGCTCGGGCCGGTCGGCCTCACCGCGCTCATAGAGTTCCCGGGCCTCGACCCGATAGTCGCGGACGACGGCGTGACCGTGCTCAGGAACCTGCAGTTCGCCGACAGGCACGAGAACATGGGCCTGCTGCTCCTCAAGAAGGGCGCGACGCGGAGCTCGGACCAGGGCGGCGACGGCACCGCCACGACGACCGTGCTCACCCGGGCGCTGGCCAACGAGGCCGTCGCGGAGGTCGGGGGCGACCCGTCGAAGGTGCGCCTCGTCAAGGAGCGCCTCGACAGGGGGCTCGAGGAGGCGAGGGCACACCTCAAGGACATGTCCGTCCCGGTGGAGGACGGCGACCTCGAGCGCATCGCCGAGGTGTCCAGCCTCGACAAGGGCGTGGCGGGCCTCATCGCCGAGGTCATCCGCGAGGTCGGCCCGACCGGCGCGATAACTGTCGAGAAGGGCGCGAAGCTCGGCTGCTCGCACGAGGTGGTCAAGGGCATGCGCTTCCCGAAGGGCCTCATCAGCCCGTTCTTCATAAACGACCACGAGAACGCCCAGACCGTGCTCGAGGACGCGTACGTGGTGCTCGTGGACAGGACCGTCTCGACCAACGAACAGATTGTCGGGCTCCTGAACTCGATAGGCACGGGCAACTCGATACTCATCGTGGCGACCGACGTCAACTCCGTGGCGCTCGGCACGCTCGCAAAGAACGCCGTGTCCGGCATCGCCCACATCGCCTGCGTGCAGAACCCGTACCAGGCGAGCCCGGCGAGGGACTTCCTCTTCGACCTCGCGGCCATCACAGGCGCGACCGTCATATCCGAGGAGATGGGCATGCGGCTCGACGAGGCGACCAGGCTCCTGTGCGGCAGGGCCGAGAAGATAATCGTCACCAGGGACACCACGACCGTGATAGGCGGGAAGGGGGACCCTACGGCGAGGGCGAAGGAGCTCGAGAACAAGCTCGCGGACTCGACGAGCGAGTACGGCTCCGCGCAGCTGAGGGACCGCATCGCGGCGCTCACCGGCGGCATCGGCGTCATCCGCGTCGGCGCGTACACGGACACGGAGTACAACGCCATGAAGTACAAGTTCGACAACGCCATCGCCTCGACCCAGGCCGCGGTGCAGGAGGGCATCGTCCCGGGCGGCGGCGTCGCGCTCAACGAGATATCCAGCCTGGTGGGCGACCCGATGTTCTACAAGGCGCTCGCCGCGCCGCTCGCGCAGATGGCGAAGAACTCGGGCTTCCACGACTTCCCGGAGACGGGCAGGGGCGTCGGGATAGACTTCAAGAGCGGCAGGCAGGTCAACATGCTCGAGGCCGGCATCGTCGACCCGCACAAGGTCGTGCGCACGGCGCTCGAGTCCGCGGTCGCCATGGCGAAGCAGCTCGTCGGGTTCGAGACCGCGATAACCGAGGCGGAGGACATAAGCAACGAGACAGCTCTGTAGGCATGAACGTACTCGTACTCAGGGGCAGGAACAAGGGAAAGGTGTTCTCCGTCTCGCAGTGGTGCAACGACTGGTTCACTCTCGACAGCGGAGACTGGGAAGTCGACCGGAAGCCGATGAGCCCGACGTCGCTCGCCTTCACCCGCGATGGCATGGACGAGGTCTGCTCCCACAAGAACAACGGGATGATGGGCGCGTGGTACCTCGTCGTCGAGTACCCGAAGTGGACGAAGGTCGGCGGGGAGCTGTTCACGCACACGTTCAGGAAGCGCAAGGCGTCCTATGGCTAAGGCACCCGCGGCGCAGAAGCAGCACTTCTCCATCCTCCAATGGCTCACCGAGGAGGGCATCGTGTCCGAGAAGGGCGAGCCGTTCGACTGGCACAACCGGCCGTTCCTCCTCGACATACTCACCGACTTCCACCCGAGGCAGGCGGTGATGGCCTGCGCGCAGGTCGGGAAGAGCGTCACGTTCTCGCTCAAGACCCTGTTCGCCGTGAAGCACCTCCGCTTCAACGTCATCTACACGATGCCGACCGACAGCGACGTGAACGAGTTCGTCGCGTCGAAGTTCAACAAGATAGTCCAGGCTAACCTGCAGGAGTTCAGGGGCATGGAGGCGGACAACATCGACCGCAAGGAGCTGAACGGCCGCTTCGTGTTCTTCAAGGGCACCGTGTCCAAGACCGCCGCGATATCCACGTCGGCGGACGTCCTCGTGCACGACGAGGTGTCCCGCTCCGACCAGGGCGCGATAGAGACGTACAAGTCCCGCACGAAGGCGAGCCCGTACAAGGGGAGGTGGCTGTTCTCCAACCCCGGCCCGGAGCGCGACGAGCTCGACCTCGCGTGGCAGCAGTCCGACCAGAGGCTCTGGACAATCACGTGCGGCGCGTGCAAGCAGGACCAGGACCTCGTGTGGCCGGACAGCGTGAACATGGAGGGCGGCTACTACCAGTGCCGCTCGTGCAGGGCGCGCATCACCGACGACATGCGCCGGAAGGGGAGGTATGTGCCGCAGAACCCCGGCTCCGACATCCACGGGTACCGCATCTCGCACCTCATGTGCCCGGACATCACGGTCAAGGAAATCATCGACGACTCGAAGGGGGACCCGGGCTACTTCGCCAACTTCGTGCTCGGCCTGCCGTACACGCCTGGTGACCTGCAGGTGTCGAAGTCAACGATACTCGACATCTGGACGCCGCGCTTCGCCGAGGTGGACACGGGGCCGAGGTTCCTCGGCGTGGACGTCGGCAACATGAAGCACTACGTCGTGAGGACGCACGCGGGCATCGTGAAGATAGGCAGGTTCACCAAGTGGGAGGACCTCGACTCCATCATCGCGACGTGGAAGCCGCAAGCCGGCGTGATAGACGCGATGCCGGACAACACTGCGGCGAAGCACTACGTGGACACGTACCCGTTCATGGAGATGTCCTTCTTCCAGGAGAACGCGAACAACCCGCAGACGGTCGTGTGGCGCGGCGAGGGCGAGCGGACCGGCATCGTGTATTCGCACCGCGACCGCGTGATAGACCTCATGCTCACGGAGATGATTGAGGCGAAGTGGCTCATCGCGGCGCCGGCGGACCGGGACTTCGGCGACTTCATCAGGCACTTCGAGACGCTCCGCCGCGAGAAGGTGACGAACAACAAGGGCATCGAGAGGTATATCTGGGCATCGACCACGGGCGTGGACCACTACGTGTTCGCGTCGCTGTACGCGTGGCTCGCGACGACCGGCGGGGGCGACGGTGCGTTCTTCGGGACGCTCGGGGCCGGGGAGCCCGCCCACGCCATCGGGGCGGACAACACGTACGACCCATCGGAGCTCTTCCGGGAGGCGAACAGGGGAGGGACGGCAGAGAGCGACGCCCGCTATGGATAAGATACCCATCTACGTGCTGGACGCGGAAGCCAAGCAGTTCCTCGTATTCCAGGAGCACTACGAGGTCTTCTCCGCGATGCAGGAGGCGGACGCGCTGTCCGTCGGCTGGGGCAAGGTGACGCTCAACTTCGCCCACGGCATGCTCCAGAACGTCGTCAAGGAGGAGGTCGCCTGGAGGCGCGGGGAATAGTTGCTAACACCCTGTTGCGGAAACCGCGCGCAAAGCGTGGTATAGTATGCATGTTAGCCCAAACCGGACATTCGGCGGGGGACCCATATGGGTTCTTCGCCTTTTTCAATACCCAAAACAACCCATGGCACAAATCGACATCAACCAGATGAAGGACGACGAGCTGTCGAAGCTCATCGACAACCGCTGGGCGTCCTCCGACGAGCTGTGGGACGTCGTCAAGAGCACGTACGAGCAGAACGTGGCGGTGTACTCCAACAAGGGCTCGTGGCTCGACGCTGTGCCGTACACGCGCAAGCCGTGGGTCGTGCAGGCGAACCGCATCTTCGTGAACATGGAGGCGGTCATCAACTCTCTCATCGCGAACCCGCCGGGCATCAACATCCTCCCGGGCCGCTCCGGGCAGGAGACGCAGGACTTCGCCCGCGGCCTCGAGAAGTTCATGAAGAAGAAGCTCGTCGACAGGAACGTCAAGGAGACCAGCCGCAAGGCGCTCCGCAACCTGTACTTCGGCCGCCTCTACGTCGTGAAGGCCTTCTGGAACCCGGTCATCGACGACTTCGACTTCCGCGCAATCGACCCGCGCAACGTGCGCTTCGGCAAGTACTCCACCAAGGAGCAGGACTCCGAGTTCGGCATCGAGGAGATAGAGGACAACCTCTGCTCAGTCGTCGAGCGCTTCCCGGACAAGAAGGCGGAGCTCATGAAGAAGTTCGGCTTCGCGGACGGCGAGGACGGCGAGCGCGAGCTGTACGTGAGGAACCCGGACGTCAAGTACAAGGAGGCGTGGGTGCTCGACCACGTCGTGTTCAAGCTCGACAACATCATCCTGGGCAAGATAAAGAACCCGTACTGGGACTGGAAGGGCATCCTGCTCACCCAGGAGGAGCGCGACCAGCTCGCGACGCTCACCGGGGAGGCGAGGCGCCAGTACATGCAGCCGATAAAGCTCGACCAGGACAACAGGCGCGCGGCGATGGCTGCCCAGGAGGCTGCAGAGACGTCCACCGCCGAGGGGCAGGAGGAGACGACCGCGGCCGAGGCGGGCGAGATGGACCCATCCGTGCCGGAGGCTACACCAGAGGTCCAAGCGGCCCCGGCCCAGGCGCCGGTCGAGTACACACCGTACTACTTCAACTACTTCGACAGCCCGCGGAAGCCGTACATCTTCGCCACGGTCTTCAACAACGAGAACAGCCCCGTCGGCCGCACGGACATGATTCAGCTCGCCTCCAGCCTCCAGAGGGGCGTGGACAAGCGCAAGATGGACATCGACGAGAACTGCGAGATGTCGAACGGCATCCTCAAGGTGGACGCGGGCGTGATGCCGAAGTCCGACGCGCAGCGCATCCGGTTCCAGACCAAGGGCATCGTCTGGGGCAAGGGCGTGAAGGACGGCGTGACCCGCGAGACCGGCGCGGCCCTCCCGCAGATGGTGTTCGACGACATGATTGACTCCCGCACGGAGATTGACAGCATCATGGCGGCCACCTCGGCGTTCCGCGGCGAGCGCCAGGGCCAGGAGACCAAGGCCGGGAGGCTCGCCCTCATCCAGCAGTCCTACCTCCGCCTCAACGAGCTCGTGCAGGTCGTGGACTACACGTACGGCGAGATGTACGGCTGGGCGATGCAGCTCTCGAAGAGCCGCTACACCGAGTACAGGAGCGCCAAGTGGCAGGGCGAGGAGGGCGACCAGGAGGAGATGGAGATAATCCAGGACGACTTCGAGGACGGGCAGGAGGTCATCGTCATCCCGGGCAAGACGCTCCCCGTGGACGACGAGTTCAAGTTCGAGCAGGCCCAGAACGACGTCAAGGACGGCGTCATCTCCCCGGTCGACTACCTGAAGATTGCCCAGTACGACGACCCCAAGGACATGGCGAAGAACGCCGTCGCCTACCAGATGAACCCGGCCGCTGCCGTCGGCTTCACGCCTGAGGAGCTCGCGCAGATAGCCCCGCCGGCGAAGGGCGAGGAGCCGAAGACGTCCATCAACTTCAAGGACCTTCCGCTCGACGGGCAGATAGAGCTCGCCGCGAAGGCCGGCATACAGCTCGACCCGCAGGTCGCGATGGCCGAGAAGCAGGCGGACGCGGCGAAGGGCAAGCAGGACCAGGAGCACCAGCTCCGCGTGAAGGACGCATCAGCTAAGAAACCAACGCCATGAGAATGACCGACAGGATGAACGAGATGATAGGGTTCAAGAAGACGGCGGAGCGGAAGCTCCAGGCGGTGGGGAAGAACATCCGCAAGAACGTCGACCAGGGGCAGGCCGACCTGAAGGAGGGCAAGATGCCGCACTACGGCGGAATAAACCCGCTGAAGGGCACCGTGAAGGCCTTCAAGGAGGGCTGATGCCAACGCGCCGGGGGTTCCCGGCCGACCGCAAAGTCGGTAAACTAGGTACTAGCTAACGTGACCAAGCAACTCGCCTCAGCCGCACGCCGGCCAAGTCGCGAGGGGGCAGTCAAGAACAACAATGGACCCAGAATCTACGCTCGATGCGTCTCCCAGCGAGGCGACCCCGCTCGAAGAAGCGGAAGCCGCGCCAAGCGAGGCGGCACCGGAAGACGGAACGGAGACTCCGGCGGAACCGACCGCAGAAACTTCGACGGAAGCACCAGCCGTTGCCGAGCCAGAGCTCTTCGAGCTCCCGGACGGCAGAAAGGTGGACGCGGCGACGCTGTCGAGGGAATGGAAGGAGAACTTCTACCCCGACTACACCCGCAAGTCGCAGGACTTGGCCGCACTGACCAAGGCCCCGACACCCCCCGGAGAGGAGAAGACAGACCCCCTCAAGGACCCGAACTACATACCCCCCACGTACGACGAGCTGGCGGCCCAAATCGAGACGCGCATCCTGACAGGAATGTCGGAGCGCCAGGCTCGGGAGGCCGCGGAGCGCCAGGCGATTGAGGACGGCGCCATCGCCCAGCTCGCTGCGGTGAAGGCCGTCGACCCGAACGTCAACGAGGGAATGCTGTTCCAGCACGCGGTGAAGTACGGGTTCAGGGACCTCACGACCGCCCACGCGAACATGCGAGACATGTCCGAGGCGGTGAAGAAGGCCCAGACGATGACCAAGGAGAACATAGCCGGCCGCGCGGACCCAGTGTCCGCGAAGCCGGGCGCGACAGGCGTACCGCTCAACCCGGACAACTTCGCATCCTCGGTCGACTACCTGCGCGCCCTCAAGTCCCAGGGGAAATAGTCCCGACCTCATTCCGGGTCCATTATCGGACTTGACACAATTACCATGATATTCAACGCAGCAGTCACAACGACCACGCGCGAGAAAATCCTCAAGAACGTCTACGACCAGGTGACCACAGGCACCCCTGGCCTCATGACGTTCCTCCAACGGCAGGACAAGCAGAAGGAGTGGACCTCGGGCACATCTTACAAGTTCGCAATCAAGTACCAGGACACCACAAACGGTGGCAACATGGGCATCGCTGACCGTCTTGACACGGACCGCCAGAACGTTCGCGTTCAGGCCGAGTTCAACCTCAAGGCAGCCAACAAGCCTGTCGTGGTCGCAATCGCAGAAACGACTGCGAACATGGGCGACGAGCAAATCGTCAACCTCCTCGACACCGAGTTCGACTCGCAGGCGCAGTCCCTCATGAACGTCATGGGCCAGAACCTCTGGACCGGCAACGGCACGGGGAACGACTGGGACTCGGCGGCGAACGCGGCGTCCGACTCGACCCTCTTCGCCACCTACGGCTCGCTCTCGCGCAGCACGTACACGGCGTGGAGCGGCTACTACCTCGCATCGGCCGGCGCGCTCACGCTCGCGAAGCTTGCGACGGCGGACGACGCGGTCACCATCGGCACCGACAGCCCTGACCTCGCATTCACCACGAAGGCAATCTGGTCGACCTACGAGTCTCTTCTCACCCCCAACGTCCGGGCAAACTTCTCGACGGCGGGCTACCCGAAGATGAACGCGTGGGGAGGCATGCCGAACACACCGGGACAGGGCGGAGCGCAGGGCTTCGTCTACCTCACCTTCCGCGGCACGGCAATCGCCAAGGACGAGCAGGTTCCTTCCGGCAAGTTCTTCTTCCTCAACTCGAAGGGCTTCGGCTTCGTGGGCTTCAACTACGAGGACCCGGACATCATGACCGCGAACTTCAAGAACACGTCCGACGCGACCCCTACGGGCGTCCCGGGCAACGTGAAGTCGACCCGCGGCTTCCAGTTCCGCAAGATGATGAGCCCTGTCGACCAGCTCACGAAGGTCGGCTACCTCATCTACGCCGGCAACTTCGTCGCGACGCAGTCTCGCCTCCAGGGCCAGCTTGCGGGTGCATCTTAACAGTCGCTCTTGACCCCGCGTAGAGCGCGGGGGAGAGAATAACCAAAAGGACTTATGGCAGTATCAACCAACAACCCGCTCGAGAACTTCGTCCCGGCAATCAAGTACAACGGTGGCATCTACACGGCGCTCCCGATGCACGTGGCGGGCGACCTCACGGTCACCGGAACGACGAACATCGCGGCAGTGGCGCTCACGGACCTCACGACCACGGGGAACACCACCCTCGGCAACGCGGCGTCCGACACCACGGCGATAAACGGCGCGACGACAATCACGACCACCAGCGCGTCCGGCCTCACGGTCGGCCGCCAGGGCGCGACGGCCCCGGTCCTGAAGGTCGACGCGGCGACGGCGTCCGTCGCCACCGGCATCTCCATCACGGGGGCCGCGGCGGCTGGCGGCGTGGCGGTGGCGGCAATCTCCTCGGGAACGAACGAGAACCTCACCATCGACGCGAAGGGCTCCGGCACCATCACAATCGCCGGCACGTCGACTGGCGCGGTGACCATCACCCCGGCGACGACCATCACAGGCCTCATCACCGCAACGGGCGGAATGACCTCCGTGGCGGACATCATCCTCGAGAGCGGCACCGCAGTACCCGCAACGGCGGGCGCAGTCGCAGCGGGAGCGCCAATAACGCTCTACTCGACTGGTGTCACCATCGAAGTGACGTCCGACGCACCGACGCACACCCGTCCGAAGGGCTCCATCTGCATCAACACCGGCGGCTCGTCCACGTCCACGCGCATGTACGTGAACACCGACGGCGCCGGCACCTGGGCGTCCTTCACGACGAGCGCGTAGGAGCACGGTTCCCCAACCGCCCAACATGGGAATAACAACCTAAGGGACGATGTCCCGAACGGCCCGAGCCTAAGAAGCGGAGGCTGAAACAACAACATGAACCAGATTTCGTTCCAGTCGGTCTACCAGACCATCACGGGCCGCGGCGAGTTCAAGCTCGGACAGGTGGCGTCGACGCCGGACGGACGCGAGTGGAAGTTCGTCAAGAACGGCTCCACAATCGTCAACGGCAACATCGTCGTCCCTTCCGCGGCAGTCGCAACCGACCTGTGGTCCTCCTCGACCGACCAGCAAGGACGCATCGTGTACCTCACCCGCGCGGCGAACAGCCTCACGGTCGGCGCGTACGAGGATGCAATCGGCGTCGTCGACGACGGCACCGGTGTAGGCCAGACGTTCAAGATTCGCACCAACAGCGCCACCACGCTCACTCTCTACCCTGAGACTGCGCTCGCGACGGCGCTCGCGGTCGCTGACTCGGACCTCACCTACCGCAGCATGGCCGACGTGGTCATCGCGGCCATCACCTCGAAGGTGCAGCAGACCCAGGGCGCTTTCCAGTGCGCGGCCACCTCAGGTGACTACGGCTGGATTATCACCCGCGGAGACGGTCGCGCGATGGCAGGTGAAGTTCTCGTCATCGGCGAGAGCTTCGTCTCCGGAGACGACACGACCGGCCAGGTGCTGAAAGGCACAACGGCAAAGGGCGACTTCGACGAGCAGAGCCTCGGCTACGCTATCGTCGCTAACGCCGGAGCCGACCAGGGCGCACTCGTGCGCTACTTCGTCGCGTAGGCGATTTATCGCTCCCTGCCCGCCACCTCATCCCCTCAGACGTACGTGGCGGGCAGCACGCGGGAAACCGCCGGGGGAAGGCAAGCCCCCCGATTACAAGTGAAAAACAACAATGGAAAACAACGCTCAGCAGAACATAGCGAACGACTACAAGGTGGTGTCCTTCCGCAACCCCGAATCGTTCGACTTCACCCCGGAGATGGGGTGCATGTACGACGGACGGCCGATAAACGGGTCGTCCGGCAGGCCCGGGATAGCGGCGGGAGAGACCAAGATGCTCCCGTACCACGTCGGGTGGCGCATCGCGGCGAACCTCGCGAAGCAGGTGCTCCTCCGGAAGGCGGGCAACAAGCCTGAACTCGACGCGCAGGGCAACGCGATGCCGACGAAGGCAATCTGGGACGAGACCGCCCTGGACAGCCTGAAGGCCTCCTACATCGAGGAGATGTACTCGGAGGGCGCGCCGGCGAAGCAGTCCGAGACCGACCGCCTGTTCGAGCGCATCGCGGCGCTCGAAGCAATGGTAAAGGGAGCCTCCCCGGAGGCCGCCACGGAGACCGTGGCGACCCGGGGAGCAACCGTGGCAGCAGACCCAGCGACCGTCGGACTCGAAACCGGGGCTGCGGGTGCGGCAGCGACGGTCCCGCCGGCGACAGAGAACCCGTCGCCGGTCTTCAAGGACAAGCAGGAGGTGCTCGCCGAGCTGGAGAAGCGAGGCATCAAGCACGACAAGCGCGCCGGCAAGGAGGCGCTGGAGAAGCTGCTCAAGTAGCCTTCCCGGGCTGCGACATGCAGAGATTCACCGGAGGCAGGAACCGGCGTGGCCGAAAACGATTACAAGCAACACAACTATGGAAAACAACCCGAAACTCGTCCAGGTAGACCAGGAGAAGATGGCGGCGCTCAAGGCGCTCGCCGACACGAACATCCTCGTGTCCGACGCGCACACCGCGCTCGCGGACATCAAGGGGCTCGAGGCGTCGTACCTCGTTGAGCGCGAGGGCAAGGCCGCCGCCGCGGTGGACCGCATCCTGGACGAGTCCGAGGAGACCCTGCGCCAGGCGAGGGAGAACTACGCGGCCGTCGCGACGCTGGCCTCGGACACGAGGGCGGTGTCCGGCAGGGTGACCGACCTGCTCGGCGCGGTCAAGGGCGTCATGGAGCGCTTCCGCGAGAAGGCGGCCATCTGGGAGAAGAACGTCGAGGACCGCGAGAGGCGGCTCGAGGAGGCGAAGACGTCCTTCGCGGTGCAGAAGAAGGTGCTCGACAACGAGAGGAAGTCCCTCGACGAGCGGGCCCTCGAGCTCACCGACGCGGAGAGGCGCCTCGCCGCGGACCGCGACTACGTCGACAAGCTTACCAGCAAGGTGAAGGAGGTAAAATAAACGAACATGGCATACACACTCAGCGTGCCGCTCGACGCGAACAGCAAGGCCGCACCGTTCTACTCGTACGCGAACATCACGACGACAACCACGACGCTCGTCAAGACAGGCGCAGGCTTCCTGCACGCAATCGTCCTGAACAAGCCCGTCGCCACCGGCACCGTGAAGATAGACGACGCGGTCACGGACACGACCCCGGTCATCGGGACGATAACGGTGCCGGCGAGCCCGCAGCCGACGACCATCGTCTACGACCTCGCATTCACGACGGGGCTCACAATCGTGACCGGCGTCGCGGCGCAGGACATCACGGTCGTGTACTACTAGCATGGCCGACGCAGTCCGAGACCAGAACTTCGTGCCCGGCAAGATGGCCGTGCTGAACACCGACACCGTCCAGGGGACGAACAAGGTGCGCATCGGCGTCGACGAGGCGACGGGCTCCATGAAGGTCACGACGACCGCGACCATCTCGTTCACGATGGAGCCGGTCGGCGCGAGGGACGCGAACTACGTGGACTGCGCGCTGTTCGTCGGGCAGGACGGGCTCGCCTACCCCTGGGTGGCGAACTCGGACGGGGAGGTACTTATCGACTCAATCTAATTTTATACACCATGGCCGACGCAAAAAGGGACGCGAACCACGTGACGTCGATGCTCTTCGTGGGCAGCGACGGGCTCACCTACAACCTCGAGGGGGACGAGGCGACCGGGCGCATATACACGACGACAGTCGGCGGGGCGGGCACCGTCACGTCCGTCTCCGTCGTCTCGGCGAACGGCTTCGCCGGAACCGTGGCCACGGCCACCACGACGCCCGCAATAACGCTCTCCACGACCGTCACGGGCATACTCTCCGGGAACGGCACGGCAATCTCGGCGGCCTCCACGACCGGCTCAGGCGCCGTCGCTCTCGCGACCTCGCCCACGTTCGTCACGCCCGTCCTCGGGACGCCGACCTCCGGGACGCTCACCAACTGCACCGGGCTCCCGCTCACCACCGGCGTCACGGGAACTCTCGCGGCCACTAACGGCGGCACCGGGCAGTCGACGTACACGAAGGGCGACGTCCTCGTGGCGTCCGACGCGTCCACTCTCACGAAGCTCGGCGTCGGGTCGAACGGCTTCATGCTCGTCGCGGACAGCACCCAGGCGACCGGCGTCAAGTGGGCGGCCCCCGCTGCAGCGGACACCATCTCCGTAGGAACGACCGTAGTCGCGGCCGGCACCACGACCAAAGTGCTCTACGACAACGCGGGCGTCCTGGGCGAGTACACCGTCTCCGGCTCCGGGAACGTGGCGATGACAACGAGCCCGTCGTTCACCACGCCGGCCCTCGGCACTCCTTCTGCCGGCGTTCTGACTTCTTGCACAGGCCTTCCGGTCTCGACCGGCATCTCGGGCCTCGGCACCGGGGTCGCCACGGCCCTCGCTGTGAACACCGGCTCCGCCGGCGCGGTGGTGCTCCTCGACGGCGCCCTCGGCACGCCGTCCTCCGGCACCGTGACCAACCTCACCGGCACGGCGTCCATCAACATAAACGGCACGGTCGGCGCCACGACCCCGACCACCGCGACGTTCACGACCGCGACGATAAACACCAACCTGGTGCCCGACGCGGACGACGGGGCCGGCCTCGGGCTCTCCGGGACGGCGTTCTCCGACCTGTTCCTCGCGTCCGGCGGCGTCATCAACTGGAACGCGGGCAACGCGACGCTGACGCACTCGGCGGCGCTGCTCACGTCGAACGTGTCCCTGTCCCTCGGCACCTCCAACGTGCTGACCACCGGGACGATAGAGCTCGGGGCGGCCTCCGACACGACGCTCTCCAGGGTGTCCGCCGGCGTGGTCGCGGTCGAGGGCGTGACCGTCCCGACCATCTCGTCGACGAGCACAATCACGAACAAGAGGAACCAGCCGCGCATAGTCTCCGCGTCCTCGTACACGACCGACACGGGCACGTCGCTCGACGTCTCGACCTGCGACATCTTCGTCATCACCGCGCAGGCCGGGGCGCTGCTCTTCAACGCCCCGGGCGGCACGCCGGTGCAGGGCGAGAGGCTCGTCATAAGAATCAAGGACAACGGCACCGCGCGCGCCCTCACGTGGAACGCCGTGTTCAGGGCGATGGGCACGGCGCTGCCTACGACGACGGTCCTGTCGAAGACCCTCTACCTCGGCTTCTTCTACAACTCGACGGACACCAAGTGGGACCTCGTCGCGTCCGCCCAGGAGGCTTAAACCGGTATGGCGACTGCAAAGGTACTTGCGATAGGAGGCGGCGGCGCTGGCGGCGGGACGTCCGGCGGCGACTGCGGAGGCGGCGGAGGCGGCGGGGCCGGCGGCTACCAGTACAACGCGACGTACACCGTCACGGCCGGCAACTACACCGTGACGGTCGGCGGCGGCGGCACCGGGGGGAGCAACGCGAACGGCGGCAACGGCACGGACTCTGTCTTCGGCACGATAACCGCGACCGGCGGCGGCGGCGGCGGTAAGGGGACAGTATCTGCAACGTCGAACGGCGCGAATGGCGGGTCCGGCGGCGGCGCCGGCGGGCCGGCGAACAACTTCCCAGGCACCGGCGGTACCGGGAGCCAGGGCAGCAACGGCGCGAACAGCTCCGGGAACAGCTACTCCGGCGGCGGGGGCGGCGGGGCGAGCGCGGCCGGCTCCGGCAGGGACGGTGGCAACGGCACTGCGAACTCGATAACGGGCTCGTCCGTGACGTACGCGGGCGGCGGGGCCGGCATGCGCTACTCGACGGGTGAAGTGGGCACGGGCGGCGCTGGCGGCGGCGGCTCGGCGAGTGCCGGCACCGACGGCCTCGGCGGCGGCGGCTCGGGCATAGGCCACGACTACGGCACGACCGGCTACAACGGCGGCTCAGGCGTCGTCATCGTGGCGGTGACCACGACCGAGTTCTCGATGTCGTACACCGGCTCGTCGACGACCGGCACGAACGGCTCCGAGACGTGGATAAAGATGACCACGAGCGGCACCTTGACCCTCTCCGTCCCGGCGACGGCGAGCGGCAATTTCTTGATGTTCATGTAAACACCACCATGGAAACGACCACAACAACCTCAATATCGGTCTGGGCCGCGGCGAAGAACTCCAGCTACGTGCTGGCCTTCATCGCGTCGTCGCAGTACCTCGGGCTCGCTCCGGAGAGCGTCGGCATACTCGCCGGCCTCATCGTGGTGGACATCGTCACCGGCGTCGCGAAGTCCGGCATCCTCTACGGCTGGAGGAGCATACGCTCGTCCCGCCTCGCATCCGGCACCCTGGCGAAGATGCTCCTACTACTCGTCCCGGCGTCGGTGGCCGCGGCAGGGAGGGGCATAGGGATAGACATCTCCGCCGTCGCCCAGAGCGCCATCACCGTGCTCATCCTCTCGCAGGCGTACTCCGTCATCGGGAACATACACGCTGTGCAGACGCGCACCGAGAAGAACGAGTTCGACGCGGTCGCTTTCATCCTCAGGAGCGTGAGGGACGTGCTCGAGCGCTTCATGGAGAAGAACAGCGTGGAGAAGCCGACGAGGCGATAAGGCCATGGAAAAGAACCCGAAAAACGACACGAGGCAGCAGGCAGACCCGAACGCGGAGCAGTTCGCCCGCGACATCGCCCAGCTGCAGGCGCAGGTGAAGGCGCTCGAGGCGGCCGCGGCGTCCTCGTCCTCGCAGCAGCTCAAGTACCCGCTCGACTTCGTGAGCCAGCAGATTATCCTCGGCTTCCTCAGCGTGCCCGGGCCGAGGTCGTTCGCCATGGGCGGCACGCCGGGCTTCGGCGTCTACTACGGGTCCGGCTCCCCGAACACGGCAATCTCTGCCGCCAAGGGCTCGCTGTACCTGAACTTCACGGGCTCCTCGACGTCGACGAGGGCGTACATAAACACGGACGGGGCGACCGCGTGGACGGCCGTCACGACCGCAACATAATTTCAATGCCATGATAAAGCAGCCAATCGTCTTCCCCCCGAGCAAGCAGTGGAACCAGCCGAACACCGGCTTCCTGCAGGGCTCGCTGTACCAGACCCAGAACGTCTCGCTCGACGTGCCGGGCGTCATATCGCTGTCCCGCCGCGCGGCGTACGTCGGGAGGCAGGACGACTCCGGCTCGCCGACCTTCAAGTACGTGCTCTCCATCGTCTACGACGGCCAGGCAGTGACCGGCGCGGAGAAGTACTACATGGTGACGAACGGCTCCGTGTGGCGCATGAACTTCGCCTTTACCTCGTTCGAGGTGGACCCGACGGCTTCGCCCCCCACACTCGCCCTCGCCTCGACGGACGGCATCATCTGGACGGACGGGCTGTACGTCTCAATCTCCAACAACGTGTCGAAGCTGTCCGCGGGCGCGTGGACGGCCGGGCAGATGGCCTTCACGAACGCCGGCGTGCCGCACCCGCTCTGCGCGTCGGCCTCGGCGAACTACCTCCTCGGCGGCGACGGGAACCTCGTGCAGAAGAAGGACCCCTCGACCGGCACGGTCACCGTCGCCCTCACGCTCCCGGCGAACTACCGCGTGCAGTGGATTCGCTCCAGCTACGCCCGCACGCTCATAGGCTGCAGGAACATGAACGGGGGCGACTCGGCGGTCTTCGAGTGGGACGAGGTGTCCCCGACGTGGACGAACAAGTACGACATCGACGCGAACCTGCCGTACTCAGGGGAGTTCCGCAACACGGACTTCTTCATCATACTCAACGACGGACGCCTCCAGAAGTTCAACGGCGGCGGCTTCTCGACCGTCGCACAGCTCCCCATATACAAGACGCTCCCGCCGTCCTACTGGGCCGGCGCCTCGACGCCCGGCTCCGTGCTCCAGCGCGGCATGCAGACGATAGGCGGCCGGCTCACCATACTCATATCCGGGAACGTGGACAACAACGACAGCAAGCTGTACCCGAACCAGCTCTCCGGGATATGGGAGTACGACGAGTTGACCGGCCTGAACCACAAGTACAGCCCATCCTACTCGCAGTCGAGCGAGGACTTCGGGCAGGCACTGTTCGTAGAGGGTGCAGGGGCGATAGCGGAGGTCGTCGTCGACCCGGTCACGAGCGGCCCAGCCTCGACGCTCGGAAGCGTCATACTCTTCGGCGCCCGCGTCTACGGCAGCTCTGCGAACTACTACACCCTCGGCTCCGTCGTGACCACCGGTACCGGACGCGGTTCGTTCGTCACAACGAGAGCGGAGACCTCGGACATCGCAGACGACTCTAAGAAGCTCTGGGTGAAGTACCGCGGGCTCTTCACCGCAGATGACAAGATAATCTTCAAGGTCAAGGAAGAGATACGAAACGGCATACCGTTCTGCGCGACGCGCGGGGTCACATTCACGTCGACGACCACGTTCACGACGGACTCCTCCGACGTCGCGCTGTGGGCCAACGCTCAGGTCGGGGACGAAGTATTCGTGTGCAACAAGGTGAGCGCCGGGGCGGCCGCGAACATATCGGCCATCACAGGTCCGGCGACGAACGTCTACACGGTCACCCTCGACGAGGCGATACCGAACAAGTCCAGCGGCACCGCGGTCGTCATCGTCGACAACTTCCGCAGGCTCGACACAACCGTCACCTATTCGGACGAGACTCAGTACAAAGGCATTCCACTCCAGCAGACAGACCCGTCCGACTGGGTCCAGGTGAAGGTCGAGATGAGGGGTTCCTACACCGTCACTCTGGAGGAGATGCAGCTCGTACCGTCGAGCCACGTGCTCCCGACGCCGTGATAAAATAACCTCACTACCATGCTTAAAACATACACGCAGCTCCTCAACCAATACACGAACGTGACGCAGGACACGACCACGGCGAACACCACGCAGGGGACACTGCGCATCAACTCGTCCGTGCGGGCCATCTGCAACCTGCAGGGCGGCAAGCTCCGCTTCCTCGAGTCGACGAAGGACATGGCGACCGTCGCGAACCAGTCTGGGTACCAGGTGCCGAACGGCTTCCGCAAGCTCATACGCATCGTCACGTTCTCCGGCTCCACAGGCCTCCCGACCGACACGATGTACACCCCGGAGATGGTCTTCGACCCCGAGACCTGGACGAGGGTGCTCCAGTACCGCCTCGGCACGACGGACGTCCCGATGTTCACCTACGTGGAGAACCAGAAGTACTACATCCAGCCGACCCCAGCGACGAGCGGAAACCTCATCACGGTCCGCGGCAGGCTCCAGGTGAACGACATGACGATAGCCGACTACACGACCGGCACGGTCACCAGCATCGCGAACGCCGGCACGGCGGTCGTCGGGTCCGGCACCACGTGGACGAAGGACATGATAGGGCGCTCGATACAGTTCACGCAGACCACGGCGGCGAACGGCGGCGACGGGTACTGGTACGAGATAGGCGGGTGGACCGACGCTACGCACATCACGCTCCTCAAGCCGTACGAGGGCACGAGCATCTCCGGGGCGACCGCGGCGTACACCATCGGGCAGTGCTCCGTCATCCCGGAGGCCTACACGCCGGCCATCATCTACCGCTCCGCCGCGCTCTACTGGCAGGACAACGACGACCTCTCGAAGGCCCGCATGTACTGGCTCATGTACGACGGCGGCAACGAGCTCGGCGAGAACAAGGAGTACGGCGGCCTCATCGGGCAGATGCTCGCCAACGAGGGCGAGACCGAGGAGGGCGGCTACGTGCCGCCGACCGGTTCGACGCAGAACCTCCCGGGCGCGCCGTATTACCAGCCGTTCCAGAACGCCAGCGGTTTCTCATAACATTACCAACATGCCAACAAAATCCACTAGTTCGTTCCAGCAGTTCGTCAACGGCCTCTTCGGCAACATCTCCGGCACCCAGGCCGCGAAGCCGTCGTCGTACCAGGGGCCGTACGCGCCGGGGTACAGCGCGCCGTCCCCCTCGGCTGCGACCACCAGCATACGGGCCGCGGGCACGTCCGTCGGCGGCAGGAGCACCATGGGGCCTAATGGCCCCGGCGCGTACGTGCCGTACCCGAGCGGCGTCGGCGGGGCGTTCACCCCCTACGGCACCGGAGGAACAGGCGGCATGAGCTCCGCTCCTAAGGCAACGAACACGCCGAACGCGACGTCCGCGGCCACCGGGAAGCCAGTCTACGGGCCGGACGCCCCGGCATACACAGCGCCCGCCTACACCGCACCGGTGCAGCCAGCCAAGACGACACAGCCTTCGACCCAGTCGACCGCCACGAGCACGGGCTCCACGAGCGCAGCGCCCGCGACAGCCCCCGCGGCGGCCGCCGGCTCGTACTCCGCGCCCTCCGGCTTCACGAGCGGCTCCTCGACCGGGACGACCGACTACAGGAAAGCGTACACCGACATGCTCTCGAGCCTCTACAGCGCGGACGAGGTGAAGAGCGCGAATGAGTCGCTGAACGACATCCGCAGGCGCGCCGCGGACGCCCGGCTCAACGCCCGGCACGAGGAGACGCGCATCCGCGAGAACGACACCGGGCAGGGCCTCAAGTCCTACAACGGGCAGCTCTCGGAGAACAGCCGAAAGTCGTCCGCGGAGCTCGCCGACCTCGCGATAGCCGGCTCACCTTTCGAGGAGTACATCAAGAGCGCCCTCTCCTCGGCGAAGGACGTCTACGGGGTCGGAAGGGACGAGGCGACGGACGCGAGGCAGGCCGCCCAGGACAAGCTCGCTCAGGACAAGTTCGACGAGGACAAGCGCCAGTACGGCCTCGACTACGCGCTCAGGCAGCAGTCGGAGGCGCGCCTCGCGAGGACGGCCAACAAGCCGGACAAGGCGACGAAGCAGGACTACGTCGGGCAGTACGCCGCGGCGTTTACGCCCGGCAACACCATGGCGGACGGCACGCCGACCGTGGACCAGAACGGGTACATCACCCCGAAGGCGTTCAAGGAGGCCGCCGCGGAGGCCGCTCAGTACGGCATCACCCGCAAGGAGTTCATAGAGCTCTTCGGGTCGATGCTCTACACCGACAAGGACGGCATGGCGGACAAGTCCTACGGACTCACGCCGGTCGAGAAGAAGCTCATCGCCGGCACGACGGCATAGCGCCATGGCCTTCCTCCAAGGACTGAACGGAAAGGCCACCACGACCGCACAACCGAACGTGCAGGGCTCTTCACGCTTCCTCGGCGGGCTCAAGAAGCGGACGGCAGAGGAGCAGAAAATCTCCGGCCTCCGCGCCAAGGAAGAGAAGGCGAGGGCGGAGTCCGCGCGGCTGAACGACCCGAAGAGCCTCGCGATGGAGACAGTGAAGGGAATCCCGAAGGTCCTATGGGGCGTCGGCAAGGCTCTCGTGGACGACCCGATGAAGACGCTCGCCACGCCGGTCGTCCGCGCGGAGCAGGCAGCGGTCGCCGGCATCGGCAGGCTCACGGGCAACAAGGAGCTCGAGGAGAAGGCGTACAAGCCGCTCGACTTCCCCTCGATGCTCGGCGGGTCCGCCGGCACGATAGAGCCGCAGAGGGGCTTCGACGACGGCGGCGCGAAGCAGATTGCGGGCGACACGGCGAAGTACGCCGCCACAATATACACGGGAGGGAAGGTCCCGCCCGTCGCGGGCAAGGCGTTCCTCGGGCAGGTGACACGGGCCGGCCTGCAGGGCGCGAAGGAAGGCGCCATCGGTGCTGGTGGATATATGGCTGGTGACGAGGCACAGCGGAAAGAGTCAACGTTCGAAAGTATCGTGACCGAAGGTACAAAAGGTGCTGGTATAGGAGCGCTCGCTGGCGGCGTGCTCGGTGCGGGTGGTGCTGCACTTGCCCGACCGGCTGCCCTTGCTCGTGCGGCGGAGGCTGAGGCGACTCGTATGCGACCGCTTCCAGTACAGGACCTCAATCCAGAGACCGTATATCACGGAACCTCGGCAGAGTTCGACAAGATAAAAGGAAACGAGGACGGTATCACATATGTCGCGTCCGACTCGGCCGAGGCAAGAGCTTTTGCGGACGACCCTATACTCGGTGGCGGCAACGGCAAAAGACCGAGGGTCATAGAACTTGCCGCGACGCCCGGGAAGTCGAAGAACGTCACAGACGACGTCACCTCATATGTATTTGAGGAGGACCCGAATATCGACTACTCGGCCATGACTCTCGACGACGTTATACGTGAGCAGGCTGATAGGGCTCGCTCCGAGGGTTATCGCTACATAGAGTTCGAACACCCGAGCAGTGTCAACGCTGACGGCATGTTCACGGCGAAAGTGAGCTTGTATCCAGAGGAAGACCTCGCGAACGCTGGTCTGAACATCCGCCGCTTCAGAGACCTTCCAGTCGAGGACGCTAACGTGCGGCCGGGTGCGACACGCTCTAACGCCCGACCAGTACCGGTCAATAGGGTCCCGGAACCGTACGTCCCGGAGTCCGAGCTGCCGGTCATAAAGGCCGGCGCCCCAGCTAAAAGTACCCTCCCCGTTATCGAGGCAGGGAGACCCGTTTCCCGTGCAAAAAGCGACGTGTCGTACGATACGCCACGACCTATTTCAATACAAGGACCGGAGGTTGCATTAAAGGCCACCCAGGTTGCACCCAGGGTCGCAGAAACGACCGTGGCGAGACTTCCGCGTGCTACTAGTGCAAACGTACCAAAGAGCCCGAAAGCATCCCCACGGGTCGATATAACGACGAGTCCTGGGCGACCGGTGACCATGGACATACCCCGGAAGACGGCCACTGTGGAGGTCAAGCTACCGAAGGAGGGTCAAGCTGTCACGGTCTCGAAGCCGGCCCTGGAGGCCAACAGGAAACTGGTCCAGGAAGGCTACGAGGCGATACCCGAGTCCGAGCTCGCGAAGATAGGGTCAATCAACAAAGCGGACCAGATAGACCGTGTCTCACGTCTCATGGACGACCCTCGCGTCAAGGACATGGCTGCAGGCACTGTTCCAGTACCGGACGGAGTCGCTCCGCAGGTGCTCTTCAACGCGGTTAAGAACCGGGCAGTGAAGGAGGGTGACTTCGAGACGCTCAGACGACTCGCCTCATCTCCCATAGCAGAGGAGCGTTCTACAGCAGCCCAGACACTCGGTTCCGCAGGATTCAACAACGAGCCCGCAGACGCGGTCGAAGCGATGAGAGCCATCTCCAAAGAGCGTGAAAAGGTCGCAACACGCCGTCGCCAACCTTCTGATGTAAAGAAGGAGGTCGCCGCTGCAAAAGCGTCTATCAGAAAGGTCACGGCAAAAGAGACGTGGAACTCCGTCGTCGATGCTCTCACGTGCTAACATAACAACATGATTTGTATCCCGAAACAAGCAGCGATGGCCCTCAAGACGAGACTCAAGTCCGGGGAGATTACTCCTGCGAAGCTCGCCGAGATGACCTCAAAGGAGCGAAATGACTATTTCTCGAAGTTCCTCGACGACAAGACAGCGACCTCAGTGAACACGCTGTACGAGAGCAAGATGCTTCTACTCGACCAGCAGAAGGGCCTCGTATCGTGGCTCAAGACCATCACGGGCATGAAGCCAGAGACGAAGCGCGACCTCATAGAGAGGGTCAACCGTATGAAGGAACCGCTCCTGAACCCAGCCCAGGAGGAAGAGTTCCTCGCGGACCTCGCCGCCCAGAGGCTCGGCGTCGGTGTCACTCTGGACGAGGCGAAGACCATTTCTCAACTTTCGAAGAGCTACCAAGATGCTCTAAAGAACGTACACGAGAGTCTTCCTGACGGTGCATCGGAACGAATAGACGCAGGAGCCGCTCGCGTAGAGTTCGACAACTACGTGGCCGAGCTCAAGCGCGATGCGAACAGGTCGACACTCGCAGACCTCAGGGCTGACCCGCTCCGCGAACTCGGTGGCAAGTTCTCTGACATTGGTGGTCTTGCGAAGTCAATCAAAGCCTCGATGGACAACTCGTTCGTCTTCCGGCAGGGCTTCAAGGCGATGATTGCGCACCCGGCTCAGTGGGCGAACAACGCTGGGAACTCGTTCAGGCTCATCGCGAGGCAGCTCGGGCAGAAGGGCACGAGCGACGACGTGGTCAACGCGCTCAAGGCGGAGCTGTACGGACGGAAGAACGCCCTGAACGGCAAGTACGGGAAGATGAAGCTCGACCTCGGGGTCGTGGAGGAGGCCTACCCGACGTCGCTCCCGGAGCGCATCCCACTGCTTGGCAGGGTGTTCAAGGCGTCCGAGGCGGCATTCAAGGGGACGGCGTATCGCCTTCGCGCGGACATCGCGGACCAGCTTGTCGCCCACGCCGAGAAGGCCGGCAGGGACACTTCCGACCCAGAACTCCTCAAGAGCATCGGCACCTACGTGAACTCACTCACTGGCCGCGGCGACCTCGGCCGCGTGGAGGGCTTCGCGAAGGCCTTCAACAACCTCTTCTTCTCGCCGAGGTTCTTCAAGAGCAACCTCGACTTCCTCACGGCCCACGCGTTCGACAGGGCAATGGACCCGCTCCTGAAGCGCAGGGCGCGCATGAACCTGCTGAAGGCAATCGCCGCCGTCGGGTCCGGTCTCGCCGTGGCGAAGGCTATAAACCCGGACTCCGTCGACTTCGACCCCCGGTCCTCGAACTTCGGGAAGATAAAGGTCGGGAACACGCGCGTCGACGTGACCGCCGGCATGTCTAGCATCCTAACCCTCGCCGCCCGCGAGCTTTCCCAGTCGTCGAAGAGCTCGACGAGCGGCCGCGTCACAGAGCTGGACAGCGGAAGCTACGCCGGCCCGACGACGATGTCCGTCTTCGGCGACTTCCTACAGAACAAGTTCGCCCCGTTCCCGCGCACGGTCCTCGGCCTCAGGAAGGGCGAGAACTTCGACGGTGAGCCTATGGACCTCTCGTCCGTGGAGGGCATCAAGAACACGGCGGTGGACCTCCTCGCGCCGATACCTGTGACGAACACTATCGAGCTTGCGAAGGACCCAGACAGCATCGGTCCGATACTCGGCACGATGCTCGACGGGCTCGGCTTCGGCACCAACACTTACAAATAACACAATGAACATGAACAACGACACCGAACAGCTCCCGAGCCCAGGTGCACTCATCGACACGAGGACTGAAGCTCAAAAGGCTAGAGACTACCGCTTCGGAGAGATAGTCTCTGCGGTCGCCCCGGTCGCGTGGACCGAGAAGCCCCAGTCTGCGTGGCGCAAGTTCCCCATATTCGACCAGAACGGCTCCGGCTCGTGCGTCGCCCAGACGCTCCGCAAGATGTACGGCGTCTACATCTGGCTCAACACCGGCTCGTACGTCGACATCAGCGCGTCGCACATATACCAGCGCCGCTCGAACAGGCCGGCCGCGGGCATGGGCGGCGAGGACGTGTTCACCATCGGACAGAAGGGCACAACACTTGAAATGTTCGCGCCGTCCGAGAAGATGACCGACGCCCAGATGGACGCTGTCGTCGTCAAGCCTTTCATGGAGAAGGTCGGCGAAACGTTCAAGCTCGGGAAGTACGTAGTCGTGTCCCCGACCGACATCGACACCGTCGCCTCGATAATCCAGGAGACCGGCAAGGCGGTGATGGTCTGGTTCTACTTCACGTACCCGGAGTGGACCGACGTGCCGACTGTGCTCGACCCGAGCCTAAGCCTCTACGCGCCGTCGACCCTCAAGCACTCGCTCGCCGCGGTGGACTTCACCATGTGGCAGGGCAAGAAGGCGCTCATCATAGACGAGTCGTGGGGCCTCGGCACCGCGATGAACGGGCAGCGCGTCATCACCGAGGACTTCTTCAACGCTCGCAACTTCTTCGTCGCACACTTCCAAAACTTCGCGTTCGAGGAGGCGACCATCCCGAAGCCGCGGTACGACGGCTCGGTCGTCTCCCTCCAGAACTGCCTCAAGTACGAGGGGCTATTCCCGACGAACGTCGACAGCACCGGCGTGTACGGGCCGGTGACCACGAAGGCCGTCATGGCCTTCCAGGCGAAGTACGGGTTCGAGCAGGTCGGGACCGTCGGCCCGAAGACGAGGGCCAAGCTGGCGGAACTTTACCCATAGCGAATGAAAAATGAACAACAACACACTCTCAATCGGCGACATGGCGTCTGCCCTCGGCGGCGCTGGCCTCACGATGATTACCAGCGACCTCAACGTGGCGCTCATCCTCATCGGCACGGGCGTCGTCCTCAAGGTCCTGGTCGCGGTGCTCACGAAGTACGGCATCCCTGTGAACTCCCAGCCGCTCGGCTAGGCTGCCAACACGCCCCGTTCCGGGGCCTTAAATAGGCGGTAAAATGTATGGAGGCGGGGCGTTCCCGCCCCATACGTCGTTTATGAGCCCAAAAAGCCTATAAAAACGCTCACGGCCCTCGCCGTATTCATAGCCGCGATGTTCCTCTTCGCGGCCCCAGCAAGTTCGCGCGCCCCAGGAATGCCTCCCCGCCCGCTAACGGTAGAGGAGAAGATACTGGCGGCGTTCCCGGACGAGCCCCTCATGCTGACGGTGGCGTACTGCGAATCCGGCAACGGATGCGGCCCGCCCATACACCCGCGGGCGAAGAACCCCAACTCCACAGCGAAGGGCGTGTTCCAGATACTGGACATGACGTGGAAGTGGACGAAGTGCGAGGGCGACCCGTACGACGAGGACGACAACATCGCCTGCGCGAGGAAGATATACGACGACTCTGGCCTCAGGCCGTGGGAGGAATCCCGTCCCGGCTGGGGACCGTGATATAATCACGAGCACGGAACTGGCCGCCTTGCGAGGGTCGGCCTTTTTCTATTGAAATGAAACAGAGTCGGCCCGGGGGTCGGCTCTGTCGTTTGAGCGCTCTCACGTCTCCTTGCCCGCGCGCCAGAGCTGCGTCTGCGTCCCCGCGACCTTGTCGAACAGCACGAGCCTCGCGGCCCGGTCGTTCACGTAGAGCAGGACGTAGTGCTTCTGCTCGTCGTCGAGGCCGATTCCGACGATGCACTTCAGGGCGACCTTCGGCGGCGCGGGCGGGAACACGAGGTCCCCGTTTGCGCCGACGTTGCACGTCCCGACGTAGATGACGTACTTGTCGGAAATCAGCTCGTTCAGCCGCTCTTCGCTCTCCGCGCGCGCCTTCGGGGCGAGCAGGCCCCACAGCCCGACGACGAGCGCTATCCACAGAATGCCCTTGAACACTGGTGTCATGTCGTTCTCCTAGGAGGGTTGGTTGCGCGAGACGAACAGGTCGACGTAGTGAGTTGCCTCGCGTCCGTAGACCCATTCGCGGTGGGGGTTGTACCCCATGGACCCCTGAGAGGTCTGGTACCAGCACGAGACGTGGAAGTGGTTGGGTGTCCCGTCCTCCTGCCTCATGTCGTACACCGTGGTCCCCTCATGGAAACCCAGGTGGCAGAGGGTGCACTTCATGGCTCGTTCTCCTTCTTCCTCATGTGGAGGATGTCGCAGGTCTTGCTGCACACGCCGCCGCCCTCCCAGCGGCCGTAGTAGCCGTCCACGATTGCCTTGCCGCACTCGCAGCACGGCTCGAGGGTCGGCTCCGGGTTCTTCTGCTCCTGCCTCGGGCGGTAGTCGGGTATAACCGGGTTCGGTGCTCGCTTCACGGATGCTCCTTTCAAGGTACGGTGGCGGGGGCGGCGGGGTCTGCCCGCCCTTGTAGATGCCCCCTCTGCGCATATTGTACCCCCTTCCGCGTGGCTCCCGCGGAGTTTCGCACAGGCGGCTACTTCCTCGGGAACGCCACCTCGCACGCGACGACGTCGAAGTCCGGGCGCGCGTCGAGTGGCATCGCCCTGATTGCGGCGAGCGCCTCCGCGTACGTTGCGTACGCCGAGTGGAGGCTCCCGGTCTCGACCCACACCACCGCCGCGCCGGAGACGGGGGCCATTCTTGGTCCGCTCATGTCACTGCACGTCCGAGACCTTCACGTCCGCGCCAGCCGCCCTGAACTTCGCGACGAGCGTCGTCGCGCCGTCCCAGCTGGACGTCGTGGTGCCCGCGACCACGGGCCTCATCTCCTTGTTCGCCGGGAAGAACACTATGTGCCTGCCCCTGTACTGCACGCGCCAGCCCTCCTGGACCAGCCTGGCGGCGAGCGCTGCCATCTTGCGGTGCTTTGCCGGCATGCTCAGTCCCTCCCGGTGTACCGCTTCTCCGCGCGGATGCCGCTGCCCGCGAGTATCGAGTGCATCTCGTCGCCCCCGGTCGGGTTCGCCGTGTGCAGGTAGACCTTCGGCTTCCTGAAGTCGTCGGAGTACGGCTTCGCGGCGATGTAGTACGCGACCGCGCAGAAGCACTCGTGGCATGCGTACGTCTTCTGCTCGACGTCGGCCTCGTCGAGGACCTCGTAGTGGCTGATGTCGTGGTCGAGGCTCACCTCGTCCCAGTCCAGGCGCCACAGGTACCGTATCGCCTCGGTCACGGTCCTCGCGACGACCCACGTGGAGTCCGGGGCCGGGCGTATGTCGTCCACCCAGAGCCTCATCATATGGCCACCCACTTCGGGAACCCGTCGAGCTCGACCATGCACGCGCCGAGAACCTCCACGCCGAGCGGCTTCCCGCCAGCGTCGAAGTCCACCGTCACGCCCTCCGCCACGACCCTCGTGCTCGCGACCTTCTCGTCCGGCTCGAGCCTCCGCACACGCACGTACGCGTCCTTGGTCATGTCGTTTTCATTTCCAGAAGCGCCACCACGGCCGCTTCTTTTTCTCGCTGGTAATCTTCCCGTCCCTGTACAGCCTCATCGCCCTGCCGACCGCCTCCTTGACGTCCGCGCCCCTGCTTATCGCGAGGAACGTGAGCTTCTCGGGCGGCTCCACCTTGACGTCGGGCCTCTTCGCAGCCTTCTGCGCGCCCTTCTCCTCTATGAAGTACCTCGGCGGCCCGAACATCACGTGCTCGACCCGCAGGCCCGGGTTCATGGCGCAGTCGAGGCACAGCTCCTGCGTCGGGACCTGCGGCATCTGCGCGTGCGTCGGGTAGTCCTCAGCGAGCGCCCTCATCCTGTCGAGCTGCTCGTCCGTGTAGTACAGGGAGAGCATATCTTCGTCCGAGAACTGCGGCCTGAACACGTGCCGGCAGCACTGGCACACCTTCTTCGTTGCGTTCGTCATGTCGTTATTTTACCGCGCCCCGGGGACGTCGTGCTCCCACACCGTGACGACCCTCCAGCCGCCCTTCCTGAGCGCCCTGACTGCCTCCCCGTGCCTCTCCGCGTTGCGGGCGAACTTCCCGCGCCAGAACGCCCTGTTCGACGCCGGGAGCGTCCCATGGCTAGGACACGAGTGCCAGAAGCAGCCGTGCACGAACACCGCGACCTTCCTCGACTTGTTGGCGTAGTCCGGCCTCCCCGGCACGCCCTTCGGCTGGTGCCTCAGCTGGACCCCGGCCCTCTTCGTCGCGAGCGCGCGGGCCCTCTTCTCCATCGCGGAGACGGACCGTACGCGGGACATCAGCGCGCTGCGCTGCTTCTTAGACAGCCGGTCCATCGTACGGTTCCAGGGCCGCTTCCGGGTATAGCTGCACCGACCCGGGCTCCCTCTCGCTCTCGACGCACCACCCGACCGGCGTCAACGAGGTGCTGTACGAGCCGACGATGACGCCGTGCCACGAGGAGCCCTTCGTCTTTTTCACCCTGTCTCCTATTCTCATGTTTTCGTCGCCGGCTTGTAGACGTCCTCGTGCCACCTCTGCCAGTGGGCGAGCAGCTTCTCCTCGGTGTCGACGTCGCCGAGCAGGGGCGGAATCCACAGCTCGTGGAACAGCTCCGCCGACTCCCCGGTCGTGCACGGCCCGCACATGCCGCAGTTGAAGAACTCCGGGTTCCAGACGTAGCTCCCGCAGGACTCGCATCGCGGCGGCGTCATACCGGGGTTATGTTCCCGCCGTACTCTATGCGCTTCTGGGCTGGCGCCGTCGGCGCGGGGGCCGGGGCGGCGGCGGGAGGCCCGCTGCCGTACTCCTTCCTCGGCTTCGGCTCGACGCTCGACGACCACGCCGGCCTGTCCTCGCGCAGCGGGCGCTGGCCCGTGATGCCGAACTCAACCTCCTCGCGGAGCCGCGCCTGCTTCCTGTTCTGGTACAGCTGCTCCTGCATCTGCATCCACTCCACGAGGCATCCCGTGTCGCAGAAGCACGTCTGCTCGGCCTTCGTCTTCGTGAAGAACACCGTCTCGTGCCAGCCCGTTTCCGGGTCGAATATGTTCTTGCCCGCCTGCCCGTTGAAGAATATGTTGTCCTTCTTCACGTACGCGCCCCTGTCCTGCCCGAACAGCACGGTCCCGCAGTTGTCGCACGACTGGTTGTAGTTCTTCGCCATTTTTCGCTAGTTATGCGCACCTAATATCGCACCTATTTCTTCCCGTCCTTCTTCACCTTCCCCGTCGCGACCCTCTCCACGTTCCTGAAGTACGACGCCACGCACCCGAAGTGGAAGTGCAGGAAGTTCCTGTCCAGCTTCACCGTCCTCCAGCCGGAGGCCCCCTTCTGCCCAGCCAGCCCGGTCTTCGGCGGAATCGCCACGCCAGTCCCGGGGTGGTTCGTCTGGAGCACCAGGGTGATGTGCGCCTGGTCGCCTATGACCTCGCGGCACCAGTCGCACTCGTATACGACCTTCTGCATGCTACGAGGCTAGGATGAACGCCGCCACGATGATGCCCGTGCCGAGCACGACCGCCGGCTTGAAGAACACGCTGCCCGTGCGGCGCTCACTGGGAGCAAGCCACACGACCAGCACGAACGCGATGATTCCCACTACTGCTGTTGTGTCCATGGTTTTATGCTGTTGTTTTTTGTAATCTCACCACCTTGTGACCTGCTCCTGCCCGGCCTTTTCGTTCGCCTTGCCCACGGCGCCGAGCACGACCGCCGACAGGATGCCGACAATCGCGATGACCACGAGGAGCTCTATGAGAGTGAAGCCTTTCTTCATGCTCATCCGATAATCTTGCGCACGATGTCCTCCGCCGCCGTCTCCTTGTTGCGTGAGCACGCGTCCGCGAGGGCCCTGACGCCCTCCGCGAGGTTGCGGTCCTCGAGCTCCGCGGCGTCGTCGTACGACGCCTGCCCGTCCGCTATCCGGGACTCTATCCGCTCCATCACGCGGGCGCGTATGGACTGCCTTGCCGTGAAGAAGGCCATGCTAGCGTCCGTTTACGTTCACGAACGGCACGCTCGACCCCGGTATCATCTGCACCGGCAGGACGCCGTTCCACTTCTCTATCGCCTTCAGTGCCACGTAGTCCTCCCCGCCCTGGGCCGCGAGCGACTGGGCCTGGATTCGCTGGGACTCCGCCGTCGCCTTCGCGGTCTCTATGGTCTGCTGAGCCTCGTACTTGATGCGCTCGAGCGTGTTCTTCGCGGCCTCGGCCTCCTGCACCGCAGTCACCTTGGCCTCGATTGCCTTGCTGAACGACGCGCTGAACTGGAGGTCCGTGATGTTGCTCTGCTCCACGACCACGTACGTGTCCGCGAGCCGCTGGTTCAGGGTCGTCGCGACCTTGTCCGCGAACTCTGGACGCTTGGTCACGAGCTCCGCCGCCGTGAACTGCGAGGCCGTGGCCTTCACGGTGTCGCGCACCGCCGGGCGTATCACGCTCTCCTCGAACGCTTCGAGCGTCTTGTACTTCACGTAGAGCTCGACCACCTTGGTCGGGTCGACGTGGTAGTTGGTCACCGACGCGATGCTCACGTCCTGCAGGTCCGACGAAGCCGACGCGAGGGGGTTCTCCCGCTCGTATATGACGCTCGTGGTGCGGACGCTCATCTTGTTCACGCCCTCGACGAACGGGAGCTTGAAGTAGACGCCCGGGTCGACGACGCCTATCGCGTTGCCGAGCCGCACCCTCACCCCGCGCTCGCCGGCGTCCACGACGCCGAACGAGCCGAACAGCACTATCAGCGCGGCAACCCCGATGACGGCGTGCGCGACGATTTTCCCGTAGAGCAGGTCTGAGCCGCTCTGGTTCATGTAGTTGAACATGCTAGTCGTGGTCATGGCCAAGGTGCTGCATGAGCAGCATCACGAGCACGCTGCGCGGCATGCCGGAGACGCTCGCGATGACCTGGGCCCTCGTGTCCACGCCGAGGCCGTGCCAGTACGTCATTCCCGTGATGCCCTTCTGCCCCTTCTCCTCGAACTCCTCGACCACGATGATGCACCCGTTCTTCTTGCCGGACGCGACGAGCTTCGCTCGCGATATAGCGTCCGCGAGCTCCTTCGCCGTCGGCGGCTCGTTCGAGCTCC